TCTGCTCGTAGCGGTTGCGGTCCTCGCCGCTCGGGGTGAGGACATACACCCCAGCACCCGGACCGCCCCACTCGGGCGTCGGCACCCAGTTGCCGAGATAGCCGCGGTCTTCGGCGTCGAGAATCTCATCGGCCGAGAGGCATCGCCGAGCCGGCGCGTCCTGCTCGACTTCCTCGTCGTCCTCGAAGTCCTCGGCGGTCAAGCCTTCCTCGCGCGCCTTGTACGTATCTTCAGGGTTTTCGCTCTGTACGCATCCACTCATCTTTCAACAATCCTCCTCGCGTTGCGTGATTTGAATCGCTTACGACCAGGTCGGCTTGCCGGTGATCTTGAACTTGATCGACTCGCCCATTTTCTCTCCCAGCGCCGCGTCTATGTTGCCGACCTCCTCGACGTTGCAGGGAATCGTCAGCGTCTTCAGTGTCGCGGCTGTGAACGGCAGCGTAACCACCAGGGAGCCGCTCTCTCCAGCCGCCGGACGCACGTTGTCCGAATCGAAATTCAGTGCCAGCGTGATCGACTGCCCATCGATCAAGCCAGACAGAAAATTCCGGAAGCCGTCCGTCGTGCCCTGGTGTGTTACATCAACCTGGTCGGTCTTCTGCGCGTCCAGGTTGATGTCCAACAACTCGGCTGTCAGCGTGCCGGATGCATCGCCGGTGAAGGCGACCGAAATACCCTTGGAAACATACGATCCCATGAGAGCCTCCTATGTGAAGTTGGGAACACTTACTCGATACTTGATCTCGCAGTCCATCGACGCGCAAAACCGGTGCGCGTCGCTTCCATCGTCGGGAAATTCAATCACGTCGGTATTGTTGACGATCTCGCAACTGAGGATCGCGGTCGCGTTCGCGCCGCTGCCGATCTTCGTGTTATGCATTCCGTCGAGCACATTGCGGATCGCGTCGCGGATCGCATCCGCCGACGTGTCTGTAACCGCCCAGATATCGAGCTGCACGAGGTCCGTGGCGAAGTCGCCGGCCGATGCTTGGTGCTGCTCGCTCGCGCCAGTCACGCGGAAATACGCGATCGACGGCAGCGCCGCGCCGACCGGCCGCTTGCCACGGACGATCCGCGACGCAGGAACAAGCGCCGTGATGCTCGCCTTGGACGCAAGGTATTGATGGAGCGCGGTCTTGAGGCTCACTGCTTCACCTCCGCCCGGAGTCCGGCGGCAAGCTCGGCGGCGATCTTGCTTGCGCACTGCGGCGCCGTCTCGTACATCGCCGGCCGCAGGAACGGCTTGGCTTCCGCGGCGTGCGGTCCGCCGTGACCCATCTCGACCAGGTGGGCGATTTTCTTCGGGTCGTGCTTCCTGCCGTCCCCGCCAACGGTCTGAAAGCCGCCACGCGGACCGATCACCGCAAACACCCCGGTCTTGTACGTCCGCGGCCGGAAGCCGAGCGATTTCTTGAGTTGCCCGGTCCGCACCGGGCATTTCGCCTTGGCCGACTTGACCATCAGCCGAGCCGCCTTGGCAACGCCGCGGCGGCCGTATTTCTTCTGCATCTTCGGCGGCAGTTCATGAAATCGCGCAAGGAGCGTGATGTCTCCGGATAACTGCAAATGCATCACTCTACCTCCGTGCATTCCATGACCAACTCATCCGGCCGCGATTCCGGCACCCGCCGCGGCGGCCCGAGAATGTTCAGGTATCGGCCGCCGCGCGCCAGTCGGCAGCGGCTCGTCAAGTCCTCGCGGTACCGCATCCGCACGAGATGCGTCGTCAGCGGCTTGACGCCAGCCGCCTGCCTGGTGGTCATCGACTCGCGCGGCACGATGTAAGCCGGCACGTGCCTGGCGATCGTCTGCCACGCCTCCGTCGCCTCGCCGTCGGTGTTTGCCAGCACGGGCGCCTGGATGTCGATCCGGCTTGTCAAGTCACTCGCAAACAGCATTGTCAGACCGTCTTGTAGGTGTAACCCGCCATCAATCGCTCGATGGAATACGGAATCTGCGACATCCACCGCATCGGCACTTGCGTCTCGCGGAAGACGTACAGGTCCGCCACGGCCAGCAGCAGCGCCTGCTTGATCGGCGCAGGCACAGCGGTCGGCGCGCCGTAGCCTGCCGTGTACCGCACCACGACGTCGTCGGCGTGCCCCCGGCAGTCGCTCGGCCATGCCTGGTCGTATTTCAATCGCACAATGCCGCGGCCGTTGTCGAGGCCTTGCTCCCAGGCGGTGGCGGCCACGGTCTGCTCGGCCCCGGCCGCGTCGGTGTACTTGATGCTGGAGACGGTTCCGAGCGGATTCCTCGCCAGCCGGAACACACCAGCCGGCCAGCCGTCGAAATGCTCGTCGAACGTCGCCTCGCAGAACTGCGTCCAATATTGGTTCTGGAGCGACTCGACCGCGGCATCGATCATCCGGCTGATCGTGCCGTAGTAGTGCTGGTCGCACTCGCGGAGGTGCGCGGCCGCCTCCTCCACGGTGATTGGCCGGTCACTCGGCGGTGTCTGCATCACCAGCTTCACTGGTCGCTCTCCGTCTCTGTTTTCTCGGCTCGCGGATGGCGACGGCCACGCCGCGGCGGATCAGCACCCGGGCGTCACCGCCTGCCAGATCGTGCTCGGCGCCCTCGCGGAACGTCCGACCGGCCCGCGTTCGCAGGTCCCTGAGAATCCTCACTCGCACGTCGCGACCTCCTGGGCGATTCGCTCAACGTTCCGGCCGGTCACCCGGTAGTTCAGCCGGCCGTAAAAAATGAATTCCACCTCCTGGCAGGCGTCGACCACCGCCTGCGTGAACGGCCCGATGATCTCGCGGGTGTGCCGCAGCCTCCGCTCCGGGTCGCCCCCGGGCGTCGCGTAGCCGCTGAAGTGATCGCCCTCGTCCTGTCCCGCGTAGCCGCCCATCCCCACCAGGTGCACACGCCGCGCGCCGTGGTTCACGGCGTACTCGAGACACACCAGGCCCGAGAGTCCCCCGCTGTAGCCGCCGCGGATAAAGGTATTCTGCACCTGGCCCCCGGTCAGAAATTCGTCGAAGCCATCCACACGCCGGCTGGCCATCGCCGACGGAACCCGCCTGAGCGTCGCCAGCCGCGTCCCGTGCCGCTGCATCCACACCGCCCGGTCGTGATACACCCGGCAGGCCTCCTGGTCGTTGAGGTAATAGACGTCGGGCACGTCGGGCGGCTCGAACAGGCCAATGCCGCCGTTGGTCGTGATGATCCGGGCCGTCGGGCAGCGCCGGCGCGCCAGGTTGAGCATCTCCCGCGCGTCCGGACCGCCGCCGACGACGATCCACGCGCCGCCATAGCGCGCGAGCGACTCGGCGATCGCCAGGTCCACCGGGCCGTCGATGTCGATCGACCGCTCGGGCGGCATGATGTACAGTTCGCGCTTGCACTCCCAGAGGCCACGCACCGGCGTCCGCATCGCCACCAGGCTGCCGTTGAACCGGTATTGCTCGGGCCGCTCCTGTCGGCAACGGCCAAGCTCCTCGGTGTCCAGGTGGAGGCACTGGCAGCGCCGATCCACCAGCACGCTGTTATCCGCGACGACGCTGACCACCGCGTCGGTCTCGGCCAGGTATCGCAATCGCCCCACGGCCAGGTCGATATCCTCGCCGGCGGTCAGCGGCGAGGTGCATTGGAGAATGACGACGATTTCCGGCGGCTCCGGCATCTGCCCGACTGCGTGTTCCACGACCGGCATCGTCGGCGCCGTGTCCGCTGCCAGTTCGGCGGGCCGCTCGATCACGGCCGCGCCGTAACTGGCGGCTACGCGAGCAATCTCCGCATCCTCGGTCGAGACATAGACCGCGTCGACCGATTCGGCGGCCAGCGCGGCCCGGACCGACCAGCCGACGAGCGGGTGCCCGCCGAGCGGCTGGAGGTTTTTACGCGGGATGCCCTTCGAGCCCCCGCGCGCCGGGATAATTACCGCAACGCTCATTACGTATCGCTCTGGTAGAGAACGCCCAGGAGAAACGCATTCGTCCCATCCGAATCGCCGTTGGCAACCCAGACCTGATCGACCGGATTTCCGGTCAGCGGATTCGACTGGCTCAGGCCACTCACGTAGACGTAGCCCTCGCCGGCGGCGATGTCGCCTGCATCGAGAACCTCGTCGCTAGAATCCTCGAAGACAACCACGCCGCGGCGG